TTCTTTTTGCGGAGATAGTCAAGAACATGCTGGTTCTTCTGCTCCCTCGTATCCACAATAATGATCATGCTGTCGAGAATATTTTTCATTTCAGTATCCGAATAGTTATAGTGAATAATCGTCATGCTTTCTTCCCCTTAAAGTACGACATGGCCCTTTCATAGATTTCTAAAGAGAGCTTGTCCGTTTCTTCATCCTCAAAATTCGCAACGGAGCTGTTCAGATCTCTCCAGCCGTTCTCCCAAAATAGAACAAGCAATCTCGCGGCTTTGGTTGCCGCATCCCAATCATGATTGAACCAGTCGTCTATTTTTGGATTCATTTTTTGATCGATTCCCATAAAATAATTGATGATTTTATCAATGGTCTGATTGACTTTATGAGCCTGCTCTGTGTATTCACCTTTTAAATACTGGATGATCCGTTTTTTATGTGACTGAACAAATTCCACAAGTTCTGGATAGACTTTCTCCGGATTCTCAATAAAAAGATTGTTTCCATCCAGGACTAAAGGTGATCCCAAAAAGGCAAGGTCATCACAAATTTGTTTTGGGTGCAAAATTATCACCTCTTTTAAAAAGGGGTTACTAAAGGGTTATCGAACTTAAATTTCAGTAACCCTTTAAAAACTCAGTCATATCAAGGGTTTCAACCTCTTTTGGGTTACTGGGTTATCAAAGGTTACCTATTTTTCTATTAAAGTCTATATACTTATATATATATTTATTTTTTATTTATTTTTTTCATGAGAACGGAACATATAATTTAAGTAACCCTTAGTAACCCCTAAATAATGTAAAAACTCACAAACCCTTATATATCAATGGTTAAAGCTTCTTTCTATTGATAGAAGCGACCTTATTCGGGTTACTTTTTGAAGGAAATTCAGTAACCCTTTCAGTAACCCGCCCATCATTATTCTGCAAAAAACTTCCCCCGGCATATTGATTTAATGTCAACCCATGAATAAATGTCTTGTTTTTCGCACCTTTTTCTTTTTTAAAACCTCGAATTTCTAATTGACGATAAAAGGCGCGATTTTTTAACTCGACATCATCATTTTCATAACACCAATCTTTGTATTCCTTATAAAGTTCCTTTGCTTCGATTTTTGCGGCCGGATGAGTGACACACTTTTCAGCAAGAAATGGGGCGAGAATGTCCATATCCTCCCGATATCCTTCCGTCGCCTTCCTGATCGCTTCCGGCTCTCCAAGGCCTTCCTTCTGCCACTTCAAGCAGCCCTCAATAGCCCAGCGCAGGATCCCTGGCATTTCTGCAGCCAGTTTTTGCGGCAGCTTCTTGTCTACTTTTTCTTTTGGAATTGTGACAGTAAACGGGATCAGTCGGATTCGGCGCCAAATACCCTCATCGCTGCCTTTAACGATCGGTTTATGGTTTGTGGTAAAGAAGACTTTAAATTCCGGTGTAAACTCAAAGTATTCCTGGCGAAGAAAACGCGCTGACATCTTTTCGCCGCCGGTGATCTGCTTCACCAACGATTCAGACAGCTGCTGCCCCTCTTCACTCTCGACGGCCGACACAAACCGGGCGCCGTCCAACCTGGCAATGTCATTGTTTATGGCACTGTCATTTTTCTTCTTTATGAAGGTGTCGCTATTTGTCTGCCGCCCATAGTCCCCGAACAGGTGCTGAACAGTATTGATAAAGGTTGATTTACCATTCCGACCGTTCCCAAATAGAAAGAACATGACCTGTTCTGTGGTGTCCCCGGTCAGCGAATAGCCAATTGCTTTCTGCATGAAATCAATAATTTCATAGTTTGGTGTGCCCTGGTCATCTATAAAAATACTTTCCAAGAAAGCTTTCCAGTTCGGACAGTCGGCATCCGGTTGATAAGAGACAGGAGATATTTTTGTGAAAAGCAGATCCCGATCATGCGGCAGAAGTTCTCCTGTTTTCAGATCAATCACACCGTTATCGCAATTGAAAAGATATTTGTGGGAGTCCAGTTCCTGCTTCCTGACTGAAACCATTGGTCGGACATCTAAAATGGTGTTCATCCGTATATTGCGGCGCTCGCATTTCTTCGCCCAATCATTGAGCTGTTTTTTTCGGAATTTGTCTTCTGTGGCCTTGGCCTCGCCGTATAATGCCCGTAATGTTTTCGCAGTGATGGCTTCAATTTTCCGTTTGCTGTCTTCTTCCCATCGCTTGCCGTTCCAGATCAGCCAGTCAAGCTCGTTACAGTATCGGATATTCTTTCCGTGGTAGTAGACAATTCGTTCAGCATTGCCAAGCTCCGTTAAATGAAAGACCGGCGGGGTGTCAATGATCTCTTCGATATCCTCAACTTGAGAATTAGAATTATCGGAATGGGAAATGTACACCTCATACGGCTGTTCCTGCTGCTCTTCCAGCAAATCAGAAATTGTGGTATGAGTTGAATAAACGGCCGCGGCAATGGTCATGTCTCCATATGTAGCGCCGTCAGATGAATGCTGTCGATCCCATTTCTCCCGAAACAACCCTGACTCCCGAAACATCGAATCCATTTTTGCGGGATCCTTATCCGTCCAGAATGCCAAGTGATTACATAAAGCCATATCTGTGGCTGAGTGATCTTCATTTATCAGATGACCGTTAAATAGATCCTGAATGCTCTTCCCGTTCTTGCTGTTGAACATCCTTTCCCATATCTCCTTATTGGAGAGATTGCTCATATCACGGGATGAAGCAGCAGGCGGGTTGGACGGTTTCGATTCTTCTTTTTTGTCCTTCAAATATTTTTCGAACAGCTCTTTGAGCTCGTCCGTTCGTTCTTCAACGGCCCCTATCCCGAGGCTGTTACCGGTAAAGGTAAAATAGCGGCCGTGGCGGTATACTTCCAGTCCGAGTTCGGGATTTTTTCTCCCCGTACCCGGCCCGCGCAATGGAATCTTACCTTTTGTGATGATGTGGACTCCTTTGCCGCTGGGTGAATATTCGGTGTAGCTTCCAATAGCCTGAACGATTTCCTCAGCGAACGGGGACAAGACACCGTCCTCCACACAATGATCTATGTCTATGCCGATGAACGGATCATCTTTTGAAAACATGAAGCCGATCCCGTCATAATCTCGATCGCTATAAAATTTCAAAACGGTCGGGAATGTCGACCAGGTTCTTTTATTACTGGATTGAGCCATGCTGCCGTCAATCTGGTACGGCACTTTTGTTTTCTTACCGTCACGTTCTTCGGAACGCCATAAAATCCACTGAGGGGCGTTTTTTAGCTCTTGCGGTATGTTCTTAAATTCGTACATGTGATAACTCCCCTTTAAAAACGAGGGAGCTATACACTCCCTCAAATGTGTTTTTTATGATCAAAACGGTACATCATCGTCACTGATGTTAACTGGAGCTGCTTCCGGTGCAGGTGCCTCAGACGGCTTAAACGCTTTGACTTCCGGATACTTTTTGCCGTTATGCTCTCGTTCTCCGACAACCAGGCGAACCGGCTTATTCAGGAACGCATTGGCCCATTCAATATGATCTTTAAATTTCATTCCGTTTGGAAAACCTGCGGCCTTTGATGCTTGATGAAATCTCCACATAGCATTGTCTGTAACCGTAAAGTTATCGTATAGGATTTTTTGACCCTGACATGGCTGCTCAACGTCAGAACGGATTTCATAGTCTACGACAAGCCTTTTATTTCCGGATGAGGCTGCTGTTTTCTCCTCAAAATTGATAACTGTTGCTTCATATTCTCCTGGTTTAATCGGTTCAAAAGCTTCACCTTTGCTGTGGTCTACTGTAAACATTATTTTTCCTCCTTAGTCTTTAAAGCTTGTAATCTATCAAGTGCGGCGGATGCCAGCTTAATAGTCCATTGATCAAGTTTTTTATTTGCTTTGATCTGAAATTCTTCAACCATCTGCGCGGCTGCTTCGTTGCCGGAAACGATCGCTTTAATTTCATCAATCAAACGGGTCCGTTCCGCTTCTTCCTCTGCCTTCACGTCAATGCCGAGCTCAAGCCATTGGTAAAGCTTGCGGCCGACTTCTGGATTGAGTTTAAAAGAAGAGCCTTCAAACATGCGTGTATTGTCTTTGGATGTTTCCGCCATATGATCAATACTTATATTGAAATTGAGCATGAACTCGTATTCCATTTCGTCTTTCTGTACCGGTTTGGTCCCGACTTTGCGCGGTGCCATCTTTCCGTTTTCATCCGGTTCAACCACATACTCCGTTTTTGTTCTCAATGTCGCCAAGATGTGGACATCGTTTTGCGTTAAGGTCTTAATCAATTTGGTTGTTTCAGGCGCAAGCTTGCCCCAATTTTGAAATGAGTTGCCGGACATGCTCCCGTGTTTTTCTACTATCCCGCCTTCCCCTTGCCAGTTGTGGGAAAGCGAATCAATTACGACCACCTCGGCCCCGGCGTTCTTGATAGCCTCCACAGCCAATTGATAACGTTCTGTGGTGTAAGGCGGCGTAAAATCAATATGTTTAAAACTCCCGATCTGCACGTCATCAAATTGCAAGTTTGCATACAGTTTGGCGCGGCGGTGCTCAGTATCCACAACACCAATCTTGGACCAGACTTCCTCATCGCTTGCTTCCGGGTATGCTTCCCGCATCATTCCGTAAGCGACAAGCAGGGCGCCGGCAGTCTTTCCGGATCCACTCGGCCCGATAAAGCCGACAATTGCCTTTTCTTTTTCACGCTGTGCGTTTGTAACTTGAAACATCTATCACACCTCCACTTTGAAGCTTGTGGAGGCAGGTTCTATTTCTACCCCCGGAACAGCTTGTCCATTTTCATCAACGACAACCTTTTTGCCGTCCACCTCTTTGATGGACAGAGATTTTTTAAAGTCGCCCCATTTGACATCTTCTTTGATAAATTCAGTGAGTTCAGCTTCTTTGACATGCTTGAGAAGCTGGTCCTTATCGGCTGGTTTAGGTTGCTCTTTAATTGCGCGGCTTTTTGACTTGCCGTAAGGTGTGGAAAGTGTTTTTGCTTTCGGATCCTGCTCGAGCTGCTTTGAGTGATAAACGCTGACTAGGTTTTCAAAGAACTCCAGATTGTCCGCGACAGGTTTTAGCTCCTGGGTTTCCCATTCATCGATGCGCTGCCTTTCCGTTGCCGCCAGGGCCTTGATTTCTTTTTCCTGTGTCTTTAAAGCAGCTATTTTCCGAAACGCCCAATTTAGACTATTCATGTCCGTGATCTCAAACTGTGGACGGCTCTCCTGCTGCAGGCTATTATTTGAAATCTCGTTTAGTTCAAACGCCTGTAAAGGATTCATATATATTGCCTCCTAATTGATTTTGTAATAAACTCCATTTAAAATGAGGTTGTTAAGTATTGTTTTTAGTCGCCTTTGCCGAGGCGGCTTTTTTGTTCATAAGCTGACGGATAAAATGCAACAACTTGAAGTTTCCTGCTAATCTCAGTTACGTACCAAAAGCAATTATCGTAGGAACGCTGATCAATTCTTGTGTTCAATTTTTCAGCTGCATCCTGCACTTTTTGAAGAGCTGCCTCTTCATTCTTACAGTGATAGTCAATGCCAATTCGCCCGCCATTTTTTAATGCACTTTCAACAAGGGGCAATACTGAGTCAATCTGCTTTGGATCCATTTTCACCCTCTCTTTCTGCATCATTCTCGTCCTTCAAATTTTCCAAAGGATAACCGTAACGGTTAATCTCAGTGATCATTGGGTGCTCGATATTCATTGATACACTCTCCTCACAGTTGAAACATTAATCCCTCTGCTTGCGAGATTGGACACTATTTCACGGAGCTGGACGACTTGTTCTGGATGTTCCATCCGTTGAAGGTCCTTGCAATTTGAAATGATTGTCGCCAAAATTTCTACACATCCTTCAAAATCATGTTCCTCGATCGCGGCAGGCAATTCCGAAATAAGATCTCGCGTTGAAATGAACAGCCTTTTCGCTTTTTCGCGATCAGCTTTTAGAAAATGATTTAGGTTCATGCTTGAATATCCTCCATTTCTTTAATTGTTTGGCTATCTCCCTGACTAAGTAGAGTTACATACTGAAAGCAATACTGTTTGATTTTTTTATCAGCAAACATAGCCGCCTTAACTTTTCCTTTAGCAAGTAGCTTGCTTTTGAATTGAGCGAAAAAACAGGCAAGCTCAAGAGCTTTCAAAGCTGTCATGCTTATCACCTCCTTTCAAGCACCTTTTGTTTTTAAGGTTTCTTTTTCCATTGCCATTTCTTGTTGCTCCTTGGCTAGGATTCTTGGAATGCTTGTACGCATAAAAAATTCAGCCATTCTTCTTTTTGTTGATTCTGATAAAGGTTTCATCTAACCGACCCCTGCTGTTCTTTTGTCTTGTATTTCCGTCATTTTCAACAAATTTAAATCAAGATCAATACAAATAGCTAATGATGTAAGAGTTGAAGCGCCGGGAATATATCTCCCATTTTCAATGTCCGAAATATAACTTCTTGATAAGCCCGTTTGTTCAGCCAATTCAAGCTGTGTTAATTTCTTCTTGCATCTTTGGTTTTTAATCAAAGCCCCTAAAAGTTTTCGATCAAACATTTACTCACCTCCTTTGTTGATAATTAGATTGTATTGCATTCACGTCATTTTGTAAAAATCCAAATTCCTTTAAAACTAAGCATTTTGAAGGAATTTCAAGAAAGATACTTGTATTAACGTCATTTCACTCAATTTTACTCCATATTACTTGTATTTCCGTCATTAAACAACTTGTATCCCCGTCATTTCCAGTCTATAATTTATATATAAACGTCGGTATAACCGACACAGGAAGGAGGCTTTTACTTTGTCAGTAGGCCAAAGATTAAAGTATTGGAGAAAACAAAAAGGATATACACAAGCCCAATTAGCTGAAAAAGCAAACATGTCAAGGTCATATGTTGCAGACGTTGAACGTGATAGATATAACCCAAGTGTTGAAACCCTAAGCTCAATTGCTAAGGCTTTAAACATCCCTGTATCAAATCTTTTAGAAGATAATCAGCGCCTTGTTTCTGAATCTCCAGAAGAATATCGAACATCGGAGAAAGATGAGAAAGACATTGCAAAACGGATGGAGCAAATAAAGAAAGATTTAAAAAATGCAGAGGGACTAAGTTTTTCAGGCGAGCCGATGTCCGATGAAGCTATTGAATCCCTTTTAGAGGCTATGGAATATGCCGTCCGACAAACCCAACGAATTAACAAAAAATACATCCCTAAAAAACATAGAAATAGTGACGATGACTAAACATAGAAACCTTTTTAGGGGGGGCAATTACTGTGTGGATTAAAAGAAAAGTAAATGAACTTGTATGTAAGTATGGCTCAAATAACCCTTACGAACTTGCAGAGATGCTAAAAATACAGGTTATTCATCGAAATTTACATAAAGAGATAATGGGTTTTTATTTTTATGATCGTAGAAACAAATACATTTTTCTTAACTCAAATATGAACGAAATTCAAATGAATTTTGTTTGCGCGCACGAGGTAGGCCATGGGGTATTACATCCTAAAGCAAATACACCCTTTATGCGTGAAAAAACGCTTTTTTCGACTAATAAAATTGAAGCAGAGGCAAATATCTTCGCAGTCGAATTACTTATACCAGACAATTCACTCCATGAATATCGGAACATGAATTACTCTATATACGATATAGCTCGTATTCATGGAGTGCCTCCCGAGCTATGCAGTTTGAAAAAACTGTCCAATAAAGGGGGTGTTGAAAATGTGATCATGAAAAGAAAAATTTTTTAAGCTCAAAACCGAACGTATGTTTCTGGAGAGGTGGTTTTTATGACTGTAGGAATCTATATTAGGGTAAGCACAGAAGAACAAGCAAGAGAAGGATTTTCTATTTCAGCTCAACGAGAAAAACTGAAGGCATACTGCATATCACAAGATTGGCAAGACTATAAGTTTTATGTAGACGAGGGGAAATCAGCCAAAGACACGAATCGGCCTTACTTGAAATTAATGTTAGATCATATCCAACAAGGTTTAATTAATGTTGTTCTTGTTTATCGCCTTGATAGATTGACTCGCTCTGTAAAAGACCTTTATAAACTCCTTGATCTTTTTGATAAGAATAATTGTATCTTTAGATCAGCTACAGAAGTTTATGACACTGGCTCGGCGACCGGTCGTTTGTTTATAACACTTGTTGCTGCAATGGCCCAATGGGAACGTGAAAACCTGGGCGAGAGGGTTACGATGGGTCAAGTGGAAAAAGCTAGACAAGGACAGTATAGCGCCCCAGCTCCTTTTGGATTTAAAAAACAGGATGAAACATTAGTAAAGGACAAAAAACAAGGCTATATCCTAATGGATATGATTGACAAAGTTAAAAAAGGATGGTCCATAAGACAAATAGCTAAATATCTTGATCAATCATATTTGCCTATAAGAGGTTACAAGTGGCACATCGCAACAATATTATCTATTTTACACAACCCCGCTTTATATGGTGCTTTACGTTGGAAAGATGAGCTTAATGAAACAAGCCATGAAGGGTATTTGACAAAAGAAGAATTTGAGGAACTTCAAAATATATTATATTCTCGGCAAAATTTTAGAAAAAGACAGATAGAGTCTGCTCATATTTTTCAAATGAAATTAGTATGCCCTCAATGCGGAAACCGGCTTGGATGTGAGCGAAGTGTCTATTTCCGTAAAAAAGATCAGAAAAATGTAGAGTCGCTCCATTATCGCTGTCAATCATGCGCTTTAAATGAAAGACCAAGCATTTCAGTAAGTGAGAAAAAACTTGAGAAAGCACTACTTCTTTTTATGAAAAATGTGAAGTTTGATCTGGAGCCAGTAGTTAAAGAAGAAAAAAATGAAACAACAGAAATTCAAAACGCTATAGTTAAAATTGAAAGACAGAGAGAAAAATTCCAAAAGGCTTGGGCGTCAGACTTGATGACGGATGAAGAATTTACTGCAAGGATGTCCGAAACTAGAAAGGCCCATGAAAATTTCACAAAAAGACTCTCTGAAATTCAACGAGCAACCCCTTTACCTATCGATATCAAAAAGGCTAAAAAATTGGTAAATGAATTTAAAATTAACTGGGCTTATCTGAATACTGAAGAAAAAAGGGAATTTGTTCAATCCTTTATTGAAAAGATTGAATTCACGAAAAAAGATCAAAATCCCCACATTCTTAATGTCTCTTTTTATTAGGGTTTATATCAACTACACACATGTAAAGTAGACATAAACAGCAAAAATTTGATAACCCTAATGTTAGACGGTGTTAATCGGGAGATCGTTTCAGTTTTTTTTCATCTTCTTAAAATGTTCTATAGAAAGTGTAGCATAAATGCTTTGCCCGAGAATACCGATGCCCACATGCTGGAAACCTCCCCTCACGTGTTTTAAAATGTAAATGTTCGTTTTAAAACAAGTGGGGGGTTATTATGATTTTATTTATGGGTTTCCTAACAATCTTTTCAGTTCTAGGCTTAATTGTAGGAGTCATATTTCTCTTAGTAAAAAAAACAAGAAGTAAAGGAAAGATATTAACTCCTATTGCGTTTGTGTTAGCTGTAATCGGCTTCTGGTATATGGGATCACCGGTACATAATGAGCAATCAGACGATAACAATCAAGAAACTTCTTCATCTTTAACCGATACGGCTTCAGTAGATGTTAATGAAGATGACCTAAATTTAGACGACACCATAAACCATAAAGTTGATTGGTCTGTGAATAAGGACAATGTAAAGTTCAGAATTGATCAGGTCAGTATCGTAAAACAGGATCTTGAATCAGGTGATCAAGGTATGATAGGTGTCCATTTCATTATCGATAATAAAAGCAATAAAGACATTTCAACTTACCCGACTCAAGGTACTCTACTCACAAACACAAGAGAGCAAATTAAAGCCAGTGTTCATAGTGATAACTTCGACGGAGATATCATGTCCGGAGCAAAAACAGAAGGCTTTGTTCTTTTCCCAGTCCAAAAGTTAAGCAAACCTGAAGACATTAATTCTGTAAGAGTTAAATGGGATTTCTGGCCTGACAAAAACACTTCTGAAGGATTAAAGGAACTTGATGCCCAATTAAGTTTTTAATCTTGAAACAAGAACAAATGTTCCTATATAATCATCTCAAGGAGATGAACACCATGAAAGATGACAACTTAAATGATCGGGGATCAATCAAATGGACAGCTATGATGCTGCCGGAGCATGTCGGCCTGCTTCGCGAGTTAGAAAGCAGCCAGGACAAAGTAAAAAGGCCGGTTCTTGACATGTCTCAGATCGAGGATATGGAAATGGCCATAAGTGAAGCAATGGAGTTTAATAATCCAGTCCTGTTTTCTGTATTTAAGCCGCTGCCAATGCTTAACGGACCGGAAACCGGGGAGATTGTTCAAATAGAGGGCCATATCCATTACATAAACCAGCTGCACAACACTTTCCATGTTGTGGATTCTAAAGGAGACACCAACCTTATTAAATTTGAGGATGTCGTCGGTGTGGAAATAAAGTAAGCCCTTCTGGAAAATGTGAAGGGCTTTTCTTCTGTATCATTGATGTGATGAAACGTGCACTGAATGTATATCAAATTAATTATTCCTTCAATAGCTACTTAATATTTATGTTATTAGGATGCTAACCTCTCCGCAACTTTATAAGAAGCATAGTCAGCTTGGACGTATGAGGAACCAATCGCGCCAACTGCACTTAATAAAAGAACGGCACAAATCAATAACTTAGATTTCATCTACAATCCCACTCCTTTGAATTTGTCTTCTTCCGTCGTATGCAATTCGGTAGAACTCACAGGCATCGCGAACTTTTTCTTTACCCTCTAAAACTTCTGCAGCGATGACACCATAGTCTTCCATATCAGCATACAGACCATTGTCTTTGAAGAACTTAAAGGACTCCCTGATTAAGTCTACATCATGAATCAAATAAAGCCCCTTTAGCATTTCAAGTTTTGCAAGATCGTATGTGTTGCGATTTTTTTCAGCCAATTCTTTCCCCTCAAAATAAAGGTCATCGACTGCTCTCCATTCAGCCTGCTTTGCTTTAACATGGGCAAGGTTAAACAAAGTTTTCGGTATAAAGCTGTGATTTCCCTCTTTATACACTTCCAGGGCTTTTTTGAGATGATTGGATGACTTTTCAAGTTCTTCAAGCTGATTATAACATATTCCAAGATTCAAATGCGATGAGCCAATTAAATGATCAGCACCGATATCATTTGATTCCTCAAGCGCTTTATGTAAATTGATTAATGCTTTTTCTGGATACATTTTGTCAATTAAATTCCCCGTTAAAATGAACTGACATTGGACTCTACGTTCTCCGTATGTGTCATATTTTTTGTATATATTATATGCACGGGTGGCATAATTCATCGAAAAAAACGTTTGTTTCATATGATAATACACTTCTGATGCTTTGAAATAAAATTCGGCTTTCTCCAATTCGTCGCACTCAAAAGAATCAAGTTGTTTCTCAGCATTTCTATAAAAATTCAGTGCTAGTATCAATTCCTTTTGTCTGAAATGGTACATCCCTGCAAAGAATTGATAATAATACTCCAACATTCCTTCTAGATTATTCTGATCCCTAATTTTCTTAAATTCATCAAAGCGTGCATCTAAATTCGCACCTGGATCAGAGTACATGTAATCAAACTGAAGATTATGCCGAAACTTCAATAAGTTATAATAGACAAGCACGTCTTGGTTCTCTTCCATTTGAGCTATTTCTTTTTCAACTTCTTTTCTAGTATCTTCTGCCTGACCAGGCCAATTGTTTTTTAAAGCGGTGTACCAAAAATTCATTTTTGTCGCAACCAAATCATAAGGTATGACGCTCACATATCCTCTTCCTTTCTCTCAAGATTGTAATTTTTCAGAAAAATCAATCAAAGTTATTTCCTTTTTCTTCATGGTAATCATTTTACAGAAAACATCAATTCTTGACAACAACAATCTAACGACACTAGCTTTTGGGTTTTTTGACCTAATCATTATGATTCATTTTCAGAGATCCACAGGATTTATTCCCCAATTGGTTTCCGTAAAGTGGTAAACTCTATACTGATTGTAACCAAAAGTATTAGAGGAGAATGCCATGAAGACTCTGGATGTTCAGGCGTTACACAATGCAATTGATCAAACGCTCGAACAATTAAAACATCAATCAGACGAATTCGCCAAAGTCAAAAAAGCCGTTGAGGGGATCACATCACTTGATGATGCATTAAAGGGAAAAGGCGGCGACGCGATTCGCGCCTTTTACGAGGAATGTCACACCCCTTTTCTACAGTTCTATGATACTTTCATAGAGGAATACAATTCCACGCTGAAGAAAATGAAAAGCGCGCTGAATTCCCTGGAACCAAACCATAACGGATTTATTTCACAGTCCTTTCTCGAACACGAGTTGGAGAATGGCTTAAATGCCGCTGATCGCACAACAAAAAATTTGGTTTCTAAGACCAACGCGACGATCGCAAAAGTCAGCCATATCATTGATTTACCGGATTTGAATGACAGCGGTTTTCATGAACAGAATCAGAAAGCGTTAAAGGAAATCAGCACGACTCTTGAAAAGCTGCATGCGTTTGACCGCGAGCAAACAAACGCGCTCAAAACAGCTGAAAACGACCTTGAGACGATGCAAAAGTACATCGGGCGGCTTGAAAAAATGTATACCGGACCGAAAATTGAAATCACTAGCTATCAAAAAGGCGCGATTTTAAAGCCGGATGATAACTCTAAAATAAACGGACTACCTGGCGGACTTCAGGGCCAACTGGAGAATGCCGAGCCGTCTCCGATGGAGATGATGCTTGAAAAGCTCAACAAAAATAAACGATCCAATGTGGATACGGTGATTAGGGAAGACAATGAAGAAAACATTAATCAAGACGTTCATACGAACGATTTTGATTTGAATGCATTGCAAAAAGAACTTGCGAAACATCCAAAGGTTTATGGAGATATCCGGGTTATTGGTGGTAAACTATATAATCATAAAGGATGGAAAGTAGTCAAAGATATTCATATTCCAGACGAAGCTGTCCGAGATCATTCAGATCCAAGTTTTATTGGCGGCAGATATCGTGTATATGAAAATGGCCAGATTGTACGCACCTATATAGCAAATGACAAAGAAGAAGTGATGGTTGTGGATCGTATTCCAGAAGCCAGAGGTGCTGCATCAGCTAAAATAAATGACTCATACTTTGAAGGAACGCCATTGGAAATTTTAGAGTATCTTAACTTGGGTAATGCAGGTAGAACTCTTACGACGAAAGCAATTAAAAAAGTTGAAAAAGCATCTGAAAAAGCTTTGAAGAATGAAGTGAAGGATGTTAAAAAAGTGATTGCAGAAAGAAGTAAATCACTTGATCTAAAGGAACATCCCACAAAAACAAAGCAGCTCGGTTCGAAAAAAATGAAAGAACTAAAAAAGAAGATTGACAATCGTACAATTACAAAACAAGAATACCAAGACTATATCTGGAACAAGAAATTTGCTAAAAAACGTAAAGCTGGTGTTACAGAATTTTGGGATATGGAAGCAGAAAGAATAATGAATGGGCAACCTACAACTAGAAATTGGAGTGAAAAACAGGTTCAGGATATACTGTCAGGTAAAGTCCCTAAATATGATGGTAAACCGATGGCTGGACATCATACTTATAGTGCATCTAAATATCCTCATTTATCCGATAAAGGTGAAATTATTTACCCAGCTACTTTCAAAGAACATTTTTATGGTTGGCACGGCGGTAACTGGAAAAACAGTAAACCTGGTGAACCGATAAAATCTATTAAAGATTTCTAAGGAATGGAGTGAAAATTATGAGTTCAAATAGAATTGATGTAAAAATACTTAATGCTGAAAATACAAATAGCCTTATATCAATAATTAGAAAATACGGTGGAGAGCCGATTAGCGAGATAAAAAAGAATATAAGCGAAGGTCATTCTATATTAACTTGTTATTATGTTGATGATCCGGATAAATTAACCTCTCTGTTAAGTGTTATCGAAGCATTAGAACAAAAAGGAGCCAAGTTGGAAATAATACAAAAAATCCGGAATTCAAGTAGAGTTATAGACTCTAATATTATTAAGAACTTGATCGACAGAGACAGACTGATAGCAGAACAAATACAGGAATATGACGATAATCTGTCGGATTAATAATACCTGATAAAGCCATGAGAATTTAAAGTAAAAAAATGAAATCGGCCCTCAACAGAGGGCCTTTTCTTTATTTCAGTAGCTCTTCAATTTTCGCTTTAGTCTTTGGCCCGTAAATTCCATCCGCAGACAGTCCATACATCAGTTGGAATCGTCTAACTGCATCGGCTGTTTTCTTCCCGTAATAGCCGTCAATACCGTTATTTTTGGCACCTTTGTCCGGATAGAAATAGAGGGCAGCTAAGGCCTCCTGAATCTGGCGGACGCCCGTCCCTTTCATCATTGGACTTTTTACCTTATAGATGCCAGACGGCAGCGGGTAGGATGATTTTTTGCCGCTTGAGGAAGGCTTTTTCTTTTTCGCTTCAATAGCTGCGAGCGCCTTTTCGGTAGCCGGTCCGTAAATTCCATCCACCGCGATACCCGCTTTCTTTTGCAGAGCTTTGACGGCCTGCACCGTCTCATTGCCATACGAGCCATCGGCCCCATACTTCGGCAGAGAGAAGCCTGCTGCAATCAAACGTTTCTGCAGCGCCTTGACCTGGGAACCGGACGACCCTTTTATCAGGATGTTCCCTGTGGATTTGCTTGACTGGCTCGTGGATGATGTTGTCTTTGATACAGTTTTATTTCCAAGCAGGGTATCAACTTTTTTCCTGAATGCTGCCAGCTGGCTTGAATCGCTCACCCAGGGAGCCGGACAGTTTTTGTTTGTCACATCATAGTGCCGCACGATCTTGTCTGTAGAAAGGCCGTGACGCTTGCACAGGTCGGCGACCAATTCAGCAGCATTCTGAACAGTTTCACTGTGAATCCTGCCGTCTTTTTCGACACACATTTCAACGCTGATTGATTTTGTGTTAGCGTTCGGTTTAAGGAAACTCACATAACAGCGGTTTTTATCATGTGCATGGTACGCAACTTCATTTTCAGGGATGATGTGCTGCGCTTCTTTACGGTCCACAAAATAATGAGCTGACGCGTAACGTTTATCAGCGATACATGTGCCATTGAAATAATTCCGCTCATTGAGTGCGGACGCGCCAGGCGTGGCCGTATAGTGCATGACAATCCCTTTCACTCCTGCCAACTTCAACCCTGGCCGAGTATATTGATTGACTTTCACAAAGTTTTTCACGACTTTAACCATGTGAACTCCTCCTCTTTTGTTTTAAATAAAAAAGGCTGCCAGCCGGCAACCTCATTTTGTTAATCCCTTTTGTTTCAGAACTTCTTTTTGCTGCTTAC